CTCTTGGGTAACATACGAGGACGATTTGAGTATCCCGAACTCAGGAAGCTGGCACAGAAACTTTATAACCAGAACAAGCCGGATGTCTGCATGATAGAAAAGAAAGCCAGTGGACAATCCCTGATACAGGACATGAGAAGGGCTGGTCTGCCTGTACTCGAATATAACCCGGACAGGGATAAGGTAGCAAGGGTCTATGCAGCTTCCCCCATTATAGAGGCAGGTCGGCTATGGATACCTACAAACAAGAAGTGGTCAGAAGAACTCATAGAAGAACTGATCCGATTTCCCAATGCTGCTCATGATGATCAGGTCGATGCTATGACAATGGCAATACACTATATGAAGGAATCATGGCACTTGACCCATCCTGACGATCCTGAATGGGAAGAAGAAATCAGGGAAAAGAAAAAAACATATTGGACATTTTAATTTGGGAAATGAATAAAAGTGTGGTATAATAGTATAGGTGTAATATGACTTTGACAGGGGAATAAAATGGCAGGACTCAAAGATTTAAAGAAAACAATAAATATTAAGGGTATCCCACATAATCTTGCATGGGTAAATTCCAAGGAAGAAGCTGTAATGAAAGCTATGGGCGGTTCTGGTAAAAATCGTAAAGGTTTTCCTTCTTATGAAATTAATGAAGATGCAGGTGCTTATGGAGACATGTCTAAAGATGATATTGCAAGTGAAATGGCGGGAGAAAGTGTTGGAGGAGAAGGGGATTGGACTGATGAAGAACTTGGTCTTTTAGAAGATGATGAATATGATGCTTTTAATGATGCTATGTCTAACTATGGAATTGATAATTCTGAAGCTCGTGCTGCTGCTTTCGATGCTTTTTCAAAAGGGGCAGCATTTGATGGTTATGGTGTAGGAGGAGAAAATGTAGAAGAAGCTGCTCAACAGGCTGCTCAAGAAGCCAGAGATGCAATAGATGCTGCTCAAGCTGCAAAAGATGCTGCTGCATGGAGTAAAGATGAAGATAATTTATTAGATCCAGAAAGTCGTTATCAAACAAAAGGTAAAGATAGAACTGCTCCTTCTATTACAGATTTTTTTAGTGCCAGAACTGAAGGTCATAATGCATGGGAAGATCTTATGGCTAAATCGGCTCCTAGAGGGACAGAAGCTTATATAGAGTGGAATAAAAGACCTGCCCTTCCCGCAGATGAAAAGGGTAATCCAATTGGTCGTCATGTAAAAGGACCAGCAGGATGGGAAGTAGCTTATAAAGATTTAGATGAAGTTAAAAAAGCTTTTGGTTCTGATTATGTAGCTGATTTTAAACCAAAGGGAGGAATTGGAAGTTTACCTACAGGTAGCATAACAAAATCCTATAAAGGTCAACCCGGAATAGTTGATCTAATTGCTGGTGGAACAAGAACAGGTATAGTCAAAGATGTTGCAAAAAGTGTAGCTGCTGTAGTAGGTGCAGACGTTGGTGATTGGCTAAAAAATACTGTTGATGTTGCTACAGGTTTTTTATCTTTACCTTTTAAAGTTGCTGCTGATTTTTGGGATAGAGCCACAGCAGCACAGAAAAAAGAATTTAATGTTCCAAAAGAAAAACAGAAAGAACTAGAAGCTCATAATAAAATGGTAGCTTACAAGCAGGAACAAGATCTAATAAATAGAGGTAAGATAGCTTTTCAACCTCTAGATGAAACACCAATAAAAGGACTAGCAGCAATAGAGGCTACAAGAAATCAACTAGCTTCAGATACTAGAGAAGCAGTAGATGAAGCTAGAGCAGCAAGAGATAGAAGAGATGCTAATTTAGCTGCTACAAGAGATCAACTAGAGTCAGATACTAGAGAAAAGGTAGATGAAGCTAGAGTAGATAGAGATAGAAGAGATGCTAATTTAGCTGCTACAAGAGATCAACTAGAGTCAGATACTAGAGAAAAGGTAGATGAAGCTAGAGTAGATAGAGATAGAAGAGATGCTAATTTAGCTAAAACAGTAGCACAAAATTGGCAAGATTATCAAGCAAAAGTTGCTGCATCTAAAGCTAGACACGAGAAAGCTACCAGAGAACAGAGAGAAGAAGATACTTTAAAAGCAGTAGATAAAGCTAGAGCAGCAAGAAATGAAAGACAACAAAAAGCTTATGGAGCTACTGCTTCATTGACAGGTATGGAAGGTGGGGCAGCAGGTCTATATGATGCTTTTCCTGAAGCAAGAAAATCTTTAGATTTATTAACAGGTTCACGATATGATACAGGAGAAAAACATGATGTATATACTAAACCTACCACAGGTTTAGAAGAAGGTTTACAACAGCTAAGAAATCAGATTGCTAGAAGAGATGAAAGAAAGTCTGATACAGCAGGAGCCGTATTTGCTGATATAGAAAAAAGAGATCAAAAAAGAGCTAAAGATGATCTTATAAGAGAAGCTACGGTAGAACCTTACCGAGATACACCTTACTTTGACACACCCCCGATTCCTGCTGCTGTTAAAGCAGAAATGGTAAATAAAAATGATTATCAAAAAGATGTATTTAAAAATGAAGGGGGTATGGAAAATACTACAATTTATGAAGATATAACAAATCAAGGTATTAATAAAGGTAGAGCTATTGGTCCCGGTATTCAAATAGAGAAAGACAACCAACCAAATATACAAAATATTAATGCTTTAAGAGAAGCAACACAAATAGTATCTGGAGGTCAGAAAGAGTTTAATTTACAAGGTGTATTACAGGGAGAACCACTTGATCCAGAAGTAATTAAAGAAGCTTTTAATATTATCTCTACTAGACATTATGATAAAGCAGTCGAAGCAGTTAATAAAAATGATTTGCCAGCCGAAGTTATAGAAATTGCAGCTAAAAAAGCACTTGGAGAACTTAATTATATGACAGGTGATCTTTTTACAGCAATGCCAGCAGCAGCCAAAGCTTTAGCCGAAGGAGATTTTACTACAGCAATATATGAATTACAAACAAATGCACGAGGAGATGGTCCCTCTTTATTATCTGTACAGGTTCCCGGTCGTCTTCAAAGTATTATAGGAAAATTAAAAGAAGCTCAAGACAAATTTGGTAAAACAGATAAACCGTGGCCGGACCAAAGATTAAAAGGTGGAGGAGGAATAGATACGGCTCTTTCAACTTTAATAAAACGTGCTTTTGGTGGTCATACAGATCCTTCTAGATATAGACAAGCAGGGGGTCCAGTAGAAGAAAAATCTCTTACTTTACCACCCATACCAGATCCTTTACCACCCATACCAAAGCCAGAACCTGAAGAAGAAATCACAGGTTCACCCTTGGAAAAATACTTTAAAAGAAAAGAAAAACAACCTGTCAGAGAACCTAATACATATCTAATGGAACTTATGAATAGAATACGTCCCGGCAGAGAAGCTGAAGATCAGAAAAGAAGGTTAGGCTGGCAACCAAAAGAAATAGAGGAACCTGTTACTACACCACTTCCTCCTATTATGGATTGGGATAATCCAGATAGAGCCTTAGATGATTATCAGGATTTGTCTTATGAAGATGCCATGAAAAAATATGAGAGAGATGAGAAGTTATGGTATGATGAATATGGCAGGGATTATGGAGATCAAGGTTGGCAAGGAACTGATCATGCTGGGTGGCCCACAGGAAGACCCAGACGGCCTCCCATGAAATATGCAGACTTCAGAGAAAAATACTGGCAAGATGTATAAGGAAAATAAAATGCAAACAGAAACTCAAAAATGTTCTAATCCAGATTGTAAATGTGATCCTTGTACATGTACAGATTGTACAGAATATTGCAAGTGTACTCAAGAGGATAATACTTAATGGCAACAGAACGTAATCCTTTTGAACAAATACCCACAGGGGAAACAAATGTTGTTCCCATGCTACCTGAACCTATGCCTAATGAACCTACATTTGAAGTAGATCCTACAGATGGTGGAGTTATGGTAGACTTTGGAGAAGAACTTTCTGTCGAAATGGAAGCTTCAGAAGAAATTACAGAATGGTATGGAGATCTATCAGAAACACTGGAAGAAGAAGACCTAGCTTCTATAGCTACAGATGTTATAGATAATTTTAATGCAGACAAGGATTCCAGAGCCGAATGGGAATCCATGTTTGAACGAGGCTTTGATTTACTCGGATTAAAACTGGAGGAAGGGTCAGAACCTTTTGAAGGTGCTTGTACAGCCGTACATCCTTTATTAATAGAATCAGCCGTTAAGTTTCAGTCAAAGGCTTCACAGGAACTGTTCCCTTCCTCTGGACCAGTAAAGACAAATATACTGGGTAAGGCAACACCAGAAAAAGAACTACAGGCTAATCGGGTTCAGAACTTTATGAACTATCAGCTAACTGAGCAGATGCCTGAGTACTTTGACGAATTTGAAAGAATGTTATTCCATCTCCCCCTGATAGGATCGGCCTTTAAAAAGATCTATTATAACTCAACTTTGAAAAGACCCTCCTCAGAATTTATACCTATAGATCAATTTTATGTATCTTACTATGCAACTGATCTAAGAAATGCTGATAGATACACACATGTTATTTATAAGAGTCCTGTAGATCTGGCGCATGATATGGCGGCTGGTGTCTATAAAGATATAGAATTATCTACACCTTCTCAATCAGGTGTAACATCCTTTTCTGAAAAGATGGATACAATTATTGGACTATCTCCTTCTTTTGATAATGATCCACAATATGTTTTACTGGAACAACATTGTTATCTTGACATAGAAGATTCGGATATTGCCTTACCTTATATTGTAACAGTAGAAGAACAGTCAAAAACAGTTTTAAGTATTCGTAGAAACTATGAGCCGAATGATCCAAACAAAGAGAAACGAAGTCATTTCGTTCACTACAGGTTTGTACCGGGATTTGGTTTCTATGGATTGGGCCTTATACACTTCTTGGGTAATCTCACCATGAGCGCAACTGCCGCCATGCGTTCCCTCATTGATGCGGGACAGTTCGCCAATTTACCGGGAGGATTTAAGGCCAAGGGAGTAAGGATGGTTGGCGATAACGATCCTATAGCTCCCGGCGAGTTCAAGGAGGTTGAAGCAACTGGGATAGATTTATCTAGGGCTATTGTTCCCCTGCCCTATAAAGAGCCTTCCTCAACGCTCTACCAGATGTTACAATTCGTAGCTACTGCTGGTCAGAAGTTTGCGGATAGCACAGAACAGATTGTGTCTGATGCTGCCTCCTATGGACCCGTTGGAACAACAATGGCTTTACTAGAAGCTTCCAGTAAGTTTTTCACAGCCATACATAAACGATTACATAAATCTCAAA